AACGCACTCAAAGATATTTCTAATCGAAAATAAAACAGATTAACTGTTTTGTAGTTTTAATTATATAAATAAAATAGGATTATGAGAACACCTAAAGAATTGTTTGGCGAAATTGTAAAATTAGCCGCATCTATCGGGCAAGAGCCTGAAGTTTCTGAAGAGGTTGTTTTGTCTGAAGAGCAAGTAGAGTTGGCTGAAGACCCAGCCATGCAAGAAGTTGCTCCGGCAGAAGAAATGCCTAAAGAGGAAATGCCTAAAGACGATTATGTAACTCGCTCTGAGTACGAAGCTACTGTGAGAGAGTTAAAGGAAATGTATGCTAAAGTATTGGAGGTTGTTTCTCCTGCCGAAAGCGAAGATGTTCCTGCTGAACTATCTAGCGAAAAATCTGTAGAGTTATCTGAAGATGCTCCAGTACAACAAGAAGCAGCTCCAGTTGTTGAAGTTAAAGCTGAAGAACCTGCTGCTGACGACCTAATTCATTCACCAGATGCAAATGTGAAGGAGAAACCTACATATATGTATTCACAACAAAGAGTTAAGACAACACAAGATTATGTCTTTGCTTCAATTTTCAACAAAAAGTAATAAATTAATTCTTAAATTTTAAACAATGGCTACAACCACTAACATTACGAGCACCTATGCTGGGGAACACGCGCTCCCTTACCTACAGGCCGCTTTATTGAATCCTAGCACTATCCGTAACGGTGGTGTTACTGTTAAACCAAACGTAAAGTACAAGCAAGTACTTAAGAAAGTTGCTATGAGCGACTTGATTAAAGATGGAACTTGTAATTTTGACGCTCAAGGAACTGTAGATGTTACAGAAAACATCCTTCAGCCTTCTGAGTTTCAAGTAAACTATCAATTGTGTAAGTCTGACTTTAGAGACGATTGGGAAGCTATGGCAATGGGCCTTTCTGCTCACGACAACCTTCCTCCAAACTTTCAGTCTTTCATCATTGCTAAAACTGCCGCTGAGGTTGCTTCTGCAAACGAAACAATCATCTGGTCTGGAGACAGCTCAAACGCTGGAGAGTATGATGGATTTGTAACATTGGCTACTGCTGATGCTACTGTTGTTGATGTTACAGGAACTACAGTTAACGCCGGAAATGTTATCACCGAGTTAGGAAAAATTGTAGATGCAATTCCTCAAACAATTTTCGGTAAAGAGGACCTTTATATCTACGTTTCTCCAAATATCTATCGCGCTTATGTTCGTGCCTTAGGAGGTTTTGGTGCTGCTGGTCTTGGAGCTAACGGTTTCGAAGGACGCGGTAACAACCAAGTACTTGGAGATTTAGCTTTCGACGGAGTTAAGTTGTTCTTAGCAGAAGGTATGCCTGCTAACACTGCTATGGCTGCTCAAGCTTCTAACTTATTCTTCGGAACATCTTTGATGTCTGACTGGAATGAAGTGAAGGTTCTTGACATGGCTGACTTAGACGGAAGCCAGAATGTTAGATTCGTAATGCGTTACACCGCAGGTGTTCAGTACGCTTACGGAGCTGAAATCGTTCTTTACTCTTAATATTAATTGGTCTACGAGGAGGGTCTTAACAGACCCTTCTCTGATACCTCAAACCTTTTATTAACTTTTAAATACTATAACTTATGGCATGCGATATTAGCCTCGGACGTGTAAAACCATGCAAGGATAGTGTAGGTGGTATCAAGAACATTTATTTTGTAAATTATGACGATTTTGGCACAATTGACTATAATGTTACTGATACAGATGTTATTGATAGCCTTGACAGTGGTGGAACTGCTACTCCAAGCGCTTATAAATACGATGTACACTTTTCATCTAGTTTTACACAGAATATTCAGTCGTCTACCGAAAACGGTACAACGGCTTTTGAGCAAGTTTTGGAAGTTACCCTTCCTAGACTTACTAAAGAAGACCACAAAGAAATTAAAATGTTGGCTTGGGGACATCCTCACGTCCTTATAGAAGACCAAAACGGAAACATCTTTGTTGCTGGATTGGAAAACGGTATGGAAGTGACTGGTGGAACTATTGTAACAGGGATGGCAATGGGAGACCTTTCTGGTTATACATTGACTTTAACAGGAATGGAAAAGGTTCCTGCTAATTTCCTTGGAGCTGATTTGTCTACTGCTGGAATCACAGTTGTTAGCGGAACTTAATAGACTTTGAATCTTATTATAGAAAAGGGCGCCTTATGGTTGCCCTTTTTTTGTGACTAATAAAAAACAAAACACAAACTTTTTAGTTTTAATAGTATGAAAACAGTTTCACTAGAAGGTGTATCAGACACTATATATTTTACAGCAAGGAGTCTTGGGATAGACAGCCTTAAAACTATCAGACTTACAGAGGAGGGTAGCAATAATGTATTTGAATACAACGACTATGAGGTGTTTGGCTATAATTATCAATATATGGTTGTGCCCAACACAGACATGAAAGAGGGGCGTTTTTACAACATGCAGTTAATCGACCAATACGACGACACTACTGTGTTATGGGAGGGACGTCTATACGCTACGTCTAATGCCGGGAATTCTTTTGATTCTGACGGTAAGTATCCACATACAATTAACAAAGATAAATACTCTATTGACCTTAACGATGACGATAGAGAATATATAATTTTAGAAGACTAAAATGGAGAATAGAAGTACTAATATTCGTGTGGTTAACCTTGCGGACTATGAAAGACCAGTTGTCAAGGAATCTACTAACAAAGAGTGGGTTGAGTATGGCGCCTACAATGACTACTTTGATGTAATCATTGAGCGCTACCTTGGTTCAGCGACTAATGCAAGATGTATAAACGGAATCAGTGATATGATTTATGGCCGTGGCCTTGAAGCTACGGACAGAAATGTAAACTATGAGTCATACTTACAGATGAAGCACCTTATTGACGAGCGCGAGCTTCGTAAAATTGTTGGTGACAGAAAACTGCTTGGTCAAGCGGCGATAAAAGTTGTCTACAACAAGAATAAGACTAAGGTCGCTGCTATCAAACATTTCCCTATGGAAACGTTGCGCGCAGAAAAGACTACAGATGGTGTTATCAAAGCGTACTACTATCACCCTAAGTGGAAAGAGAAAAAAGCAGCAGATGAGCCAAGACGCATCCCTACATTTGGTCACGGAACTAAAACTGAGACGGTAGAATTGTACATTGTGAAGCCTTATGTTTCTGGATTCTACTACTACTCTCCTTGTGACTATCAAGCGTCATTGCAATATAGTCAGCTTGAAGAGGAAGTGTCAAACTACCACTTATCAAACATAGAGCAAGGATTGCAACCAAGCTTGTTAATTAACTTTAACAATGGTGTGCCTTCTGAGGAAGTGCAACAAATGCTAGAAAGTAAGATTGCTGATAAATTCTCAGGCTCATCTAATGCCGGTAAGTTTATTTTGGCATTCAACGAAGATAAAGACACAGCGGCCACTATAGACGCTGTGCATTTACCAGATGCTCATGCTCAATATCAATTCTTAGCAGATGAGAGTCGTGAAAAAATAATGCTTGGTCATGGAATTGTTTCCCCTATTCTACTAGGTATTAAGGACAACACTGGTTTTGGGAACAATGCAGAGGAATTAAGAACAGCCTCTATTATTATGGACAATATTGTTATTGCTCCGTTCCAGAACAACATTATTCAAGCGTTAAACGACATTTTAGCTTACAACAGAATATTCTTGTCTCTTTACTTTAAGACTCTACAGCCAATTGAATTTGTAGAAATGGATAATATTGCTACAAGTGTTGTTCGAGAAAGAGAGACTGGCGAGAAGTTGTCTTCTGACAAGATTGATGAATTCTTAAATGAATTAGACACAATACAAGAAACTAAGTCTGATGACGCAGAGGTTAAACTAACCATAATTCAAAAACTGTGGGAAAAATTAAAAGGATAAGATGAAAGCACTATTTATATCAACCACATATTTAAAAAGAAAGTCCATAATGGATGGGCAGGTCGACCCAGACAAGCTTGTGCAGTTTATTGAGACTGCTCAGGACATCCATATCCAGAATTACACTGGCACAAATTTGTACGTTAAACTACAGAATCTTGTGACTAGCGGAGACATTGATTTAGCCGCAAACTCAGACTATAAACATCTTCTTACGGAGTATATAAAGCCAATGCTTGCGTGGTATGCTCAGTCTGAATACATTCCTTTTAGCTTATACACTATATCAAATGGTGGTGTTTACAAACATCGTTCTGACAATAGTGACCCAGTTGCTCCTGAAGAGATAGCTGGATTGGCTAGACGCGCTGAAGATAAAGCGAAGTTTTACACAAACCGCTTTATCGAGTATATGGATGATAAAGGCTCATTGTTCCCAGAGTACAATTCTAGTCAGGATGATATGTATCCTGAGAAGGACATAACTACAATGGGATGGGTCCTTTAACATAAAGGGGGTGATGAACAAAATAAATAAATACAAACTTAAGGAAAGCTATGTAGGCTCTCTTGATAAATTTATCGAGAAGCTAGACGCATCCGATAAAAAAATAGTAAAAGACAATGGGAACAGCTCTGACGGGACTAAAAATTAAGGACACATACGACGGTGTCCTTAAGACAACCGATAATTTGCCAATTACAGGCTCTTTAAAGCGTGTTAATGATGGACTTGGTAACCCATGTCCACTCTACTTGTCTTCTGCCGCTGTAGCTGTCGACAATGGCTCGTTCTCGGTAGACACGGACACCTTATTTGTAAACCAAGTGAACGACAGAGTTGGAGTAAATACTGCATCGCCAGGATATTCTCTACACGTTGTTGGCTCTACAAAACTAGAAGGCGCACTTATTGATGAAAATAATTCTCCAGGTTCTGCTGGATTAGTGCTTGGCTCAACAGGTACTGGAATCGATTGGATTCCTACCATGGATAATTGGAGGTTTGTTGGCAATTCAGGGCCAATCATATCTGTCCCAGACAACCAAGCAGTCTCTTACTTAGGGACGAACGGAATTAGCACAACATCCGCTAGCGCTGCCTCTTTAACAATAGAGGGTACAGATTTTTCCACATTTAGACAAGTCGACTTATTGTCTGCATTTGCGCATGTTTCTGCTAATCCTTCTACTTACAATTATATTCCTTTCTCTGGAAGTGTACTAAGCACGTCTCTAGGTACTACAAACACGAAAGTTGTGCCTTATGCTGGGCGTATTCGCAAAATATATATGAAGAATGTTCCAGGAGGGTCTACACCCTCTGGAACTACAAGCGTCACGTTTAGAGTGATTAAAAACTCAGGGGCAGTATACACGTCATCAGCATTACCCGTTCTAGGTGGGACTGGACAATACGCTGAATTGACATTAGGTGATTCTGATGCTACATTTGCCGCCGGAGACATGCTTTCTATTGGATTTATAACAAACGGAATATGGCGCAATACTGGAGTTACTGTCGTATTTGAATACACGAACACTTTGATATAAAAATAAAAAACAATATAGCTATTTTTTAGTTTTAATATATATAAGACTTAAACTAAGCCCCTCACACACAACAAAAAATGAATCTCACGGACTTGAAGATATATGCGGTTAACACATTAACGCTAGCGCTAAATTTCACCAACATAGAGCTAGGTCTTAAAATAATACTAACAATAGTAGCTATAGGATACACCATGACGAAATGGTGGTTAATGGTAAAAAACAGAAATAATGATTAACGAAAAAGGTTATGGTGCAATATACGGCTCTACTTGGTGGGGTAGCGGTGATGCATTGACCAATCAAATTGGCTGGGGTTCAGCAATGTTCTACATATTAGACCCAGCGTATTTACGACAGAGAACAGAAGAAGATGGGGGTGTTGTTGAAGCATTCCAATGTGTTAGTAGAGCATTAAGAACATTCCCACAAGCAGATGCTGGCAGACAATTATTCGATGCCTATGATGCAAGATGTGAAGCAGCAAGTGGAGATACAGAGGCGAGGGATTGTACTATTAACGAATTAAACGATTTATTATGAGTTTATATCAAGACGCAAGTTTAGCAATGATTCCCTCTGCGGTTAAGGATGGGAAGTTATATAGTATAAAGCCAAGTGATGGGAGTGGTGATTTTACTTTTAGTAGGGGTTCAAATTTGGCGGCTACGAGAGTTAATTCAAGCGGATTAATAGAGAAGGGTAGAGAGAATCTCTTGACTTACTCTAATGCTTTCACAAGTGGTAATTGGTTTTTATCAAACATTTCTTTAACAAGCGGTCAATTAGGTTATGATGGTTCAAATAATGCTTGGTTGGCTCAAGGTAATGGATTAGGCACATCTCGTTTACAACACAATGGATTAAACTTTTCTACAAGTCTATATGCATTAAGTTTTTACGCTAAAGCAGGTACTGAAAATGTAGTTAATGTTTATGATGGTCTTTGGGGTGGGATTATTATTTGCACATTTGATTTAAACACAGGCAACACAACAGGGTCGGCTGCTACGCTTCCTATTATTGATGTTAAAATGGATTCGGTTGGTAATGGGTGGTATCGTTGCTCGGTAATAGCCTTTCCTCCAAATGCAAGAACAAATACTTCAGGTTTTGTAAGAATTGGTATTGGTTCTACTACTGCTGCTAATTCGGGTAACCTATACATCCAAGACGCACAATTAGAGGTTGGTTTAGTAGCCACAGATTATATAGAAACCACAACAACAACAGAGGTTGCTGGAATAACAGAGGACTTACCAAGATTAGATTATAGTGGGAGTTGTCCATCTCTTTTACTTGAGCCTCAACGCTCGAACTTATTAGAACAATCTGAATACTACAATACTTATTATACTCTTGATGGAGTTAGTGTATCAGATAATGATTTAGCATCACCAGAGGGTCTGCAAAATGCATCTAAACTTGTGGAAGATTCTGCAAATTCAAAACACAGAATTGGTAAGGCAACATTCCCAAGCGGAACGGAAAGAACACTATCTGTATTTGCTAAAGCGGGAGAAAGAAACTACATATCATTATTTGAAAACAACTCATTAGGAAATGATGTTAAGGGTGCAATTTTTAACTTGAGCAATGGAACGCTATCAATAAATAATTCACCTTCTTATTATAGCAATCCAACGATTGAACCGATTGGTTCAAATGGATGGTATCGTTGTAGTGTTACTTGGACTTCATCCTCTCTTTCAGTTCCTTCTTTTGGAGTTTCTGATGATGGTTTAAACAATAGTTATTTGGGAGATGGCACAAGCGGAATCTATGTTTATGGCGCGATGCTCGAGTCTGGAGGGTATAGTTCGTCGTATATCCCAACTTACGGAAGTCAAGTTACAAGAAGTCAAGAATTTAATAACACATCATTTGCTGGAATTGAAACTGAAGGTACTTTGTTTGGAGAAGTTGAAGTAGTTAATACTGGTTCTTTTGGAACACCTATGGCACTATCTTTTAATGATTTTACCAGTAACTTTATTTTGGTTTATAAAACCAACACAAATGCATTATCTGCAAGAATTCGTTTTGGAGGATTAGACCAATGTTCTATTACCTCTGGAACATTAACTGAAGGGTATCACAAATTTGCTTTTATATACAGAGAAGATGATTGTGAGTTTTTTGTAGATGGCGTGAGTATTGGTACTGATACAAGTGTTTCTATTCCGACAAGTCTTAATGTAATAAGACAAAATATTGGAGCTGCCACTAATCCTTTTGAGGGAGGCACTAAACAATTAGTATATTTCCCAACCGCATTAACAGATTC